CTCACTTAGGGCGACATCGAGGTGCCAAACACGCACTGGGGACGGGTAGATTGGCTGTAAGCCGTGACTTCAGTCCAGCCCGCATGGGAAGACATGGTGTCGCTGGCCGCAGGGTTGTTGCTTGCCGCCGCACCGTACAGACCCAGATACCAAGTGGCCGTGTAACTAGAACCAGTGAAGTACTTGGCGTTCATGTCTTGCAGGCCAACGTTGACCACCAGATTGTGCGACTCGGCTTCCCATTTCAGGTTGCCGTCTTTGTCATGGCACAAGACTTTGAAAACACCGCCTGCTTTCACGCGGTCATTTGACCCGCCGTTAGCAACCAAGTTGCACGCAACGGTGTCCGTGGATTTTGCTTTATCGTTCAACATGATTGCTCCTTATACGAGTCGAATGAGCGCAGACGTGCTGGTGTTCGCAGGCATCTGCACAGTGAAAGATGTGGTTGACGTTTTGTCAGACCCAAAGTCCAACACGCATACCGCCCCGTTATCACCGGGCGTGTAGATCAATGCACCTCTGGCAGTGATGGCACCTGTCCATGCGGGAGCGGAGAAGTTGATGTAGGTGGTGCTACCGCTTGCGGTCGTTTGACTTGAAACCGTTGCAGTCACAACCTGACCGCCAGCCACATAGTTTCCTCCAGAGGCTTCACCGGTGGTCGTGTAAGCCGTCGTAGTCTGATCGAGCGTGGCGGCATTCGTGTACAACGCCAGATAAAACGTGTCAGAGGAAAAGTTGATCGTGCCGTTTGCAAGACCAGACCTCAGCGTGTTGCAAGAATAGTTGCCCGTAAAGGCCATCACTGCACCCCGTTATTCTGCGGCAGAGGCGCAACCCGCGCCTGACCACTGCGGTACGCATCGCTACGCTCAAGGCCATCGCCCAGACGTTTGGCAAGTGCAAGTGCTTCCATGTACTTCTGGTTGTACAACTGGATCATGTCCTGCTCACCCTTCATGAAGGTGTAAGCCTCAACCAAAGAACCGTACAACAACACAGAGTCAAAGTTGTCGCCAAGCCATGTGGTATTGGCGGTCACAATTGACTCAGGGTAATAGAAGTAGTGCAACTCAATGTTGTACAGGATGTCAGGCGTCGGACCAAGGATGAACGTCAGTTCTGCGCTGTTGTAATACGACGGGCCAAACAGGGCGTAGTATTTTGGGATCGCAGTGTCATTTGGGGCTGGATACGCTTGACGGATGAAGTTTACATCCTTGTTCAGCAAGTACTCATAGTTGCCAGTTGAATCAATCACGGCCATCGAATAGACGGACAGGAAGTCTTGAGGGCAGGCCAAATACTTGTTGCCGGGCGTGGTAAAGCCCGTGACGTTGCGGCGCAAAGACGGGAACTGAACCGAGTTGTAGATGCGTTGCTCCGCCTGCTTGATGAACGTGTTGATTTGCGTCGTTGAAGACACAGCACTTCCATCGGCAAGGTACGTATCCGGAAATTGGTTTTCCGTATAACTTTGGATTGCGGCAACCAACTCGGCGTATGTCATGCCATCGGTCCTCTGGCCATCACGCCTTTAGTGGCCGCACCGGTACCACGGATTTTGATGCCGCTGGTCTTGGTGGGCGGGTAGTCTTGACTGCGGGTGTTGGCCACAGACACGTTGGCCTTCTTCATCGTGGTCTTTGCAGGCTCTTCACCCACCACGACGTTGGCGACCTTCTTGGGGGTTTTGTATTGGGTAGCCATATCAGCCTCCGCGACCAACGCTACGCTGGTTCATGACCTTGGCCATGTTGCGGCCATACTTCAACATCTGGGCGTTGGTTTTGCCACCAGCGGCCATCTTTTTTGCGCCGTGCATGCGCTTTTCGTGGGCTTTCACCTCTTTGTCGGCAATCGCTTTCACTTGCTTCTTGTCCATCATCGACTCCTTATGTCGTTGCTACCGTTACTGTACCCAAATTTACTCGCAAAACCAAGTTATTTGGGGTCTCAATTTCAGTGAAAAACGAAGCACCTCCCACAGGGTTCCAACCCCATTGGAAGATGCGACTGCCGCCTTCAACCGAACCGGTTCCGTTTGGCCCATCACCGTCAGTGATCTGCAAGCCGCTCGTTCCAGACAACCGATAACTGCGGTCAGGTCTGGGGTTCCGCAAACCTTGCGGGTCATCCACCGGATACATGCCCAACTGCAACTGGGGCTGGTCGGGGTCCCAGCACTCCGGGCAGACCAACAACTCATAGTTCTTGGTCTTGATGACCTCTCGGCGCAGTTGCTTGAGCAAATACCGCTGATCGCACCGATCACACTGTGCGATTGCATATTTACCGCTGGCAAACCGATTTCCCATCAGTAGGTGCTTCCAATGAACTGCTGGCGCGGCACAAAGCGGATCGCCGCCTTCTCCTGATCCTCGCCTGCGGCCAACTGCCAAGCCTCGTCATACTGAGCCTTCAGGATGGGCAAACGATCCAGAGCGTTTGGCACCTCGATGTCGCCCTATAGTGAGTCGTATTACAATTCAC